GCAAGAAAAACAAGATAAAGACCCTTGTTTCTATCCTAACGGATATACAAACTATGGTAAGAAAGAAAACATCCTTTTTGAACCAGAGTGTAATGATTTACTGTCATTCATAGGTCAAAACTGCTTTAACTTACACAGCAATATAGGACTTTCTGGAAATGTATTTTTGCAATATTCATGGTATACTATAGGCAGAAAATATAGTTATCATGAGCCGCACAATCATTTACCTAGCACCTGGAGTGGGGTATATTATGTAGATTGTAGTGAGGATGATGCACCTTTGGTATTCATGAATAGAAATACTGAATTTGTTTGGCCTTATCCTGCAGAGGTGTTACAATATAATAGTCTTAATGCTAACACAACAAGTTTATGGAACAAAACTGGTCATTGTGTATTTTTTCCTAGTTATCTAACACACAAAGTTGAAATGTCTGCAAATGATACACAAAGAACTACCATAGCATTTAACTTCGGAGTAACAAATGATCAGCCCAATGCGTGACGACTTAATGGTACAGCAACAAGTAGATAATGCTTGGCAGCATATGGTTGGTGTTATTTGTTTAAACTTAACTAATCGCAAACAAGTAAAGTCAGTACTGCCTAAGTTTTTTGCTAAGTGGCCTACATATGCAAGTTTACTTCATGCAACACGTAACGAAATAGAAGACGTTATAGAACCTTTAGGTATGAAACATGTTCGTGCAAAAAGACTTTATATAATGAGCGAACAATTCGGAGATTGGGATGGTGAAGATGCTACACAATTATATGGTATTGGCAAGTACGGTTCTGACAGTTATAGACTTTTCTATAAAAATGAAATACCTGAAAATGTAGGTGACCACGAATTAAAAAGATACATTGAAGAGGAATTAGTGTAATGGCAACAATAGAACAAAAGTTTGACCTTATAGATGCAATTAAAGGTCCTAAACTAACAGAAGATGAGTGTTACAGTATTATTAGCGATCTAAATGAAGATGCTCACAGTGCAACTTGGGAAATGTGGGAAGAAGCAGACAAATTAGCAGACAGTGACAACGAAGATGACTGGGATGCTGCAGAAGAACTACGGTATGAAGCAAGTAACGTGCAAGCGATAGAGTTTAGAGAAGGATTTCAACTCTTAGATCAAGAAACACAGCAAAGTATATTGTGGTACGAGAAACATTCACCTAATTGCAGTATGATAGCAGAATTTAAAGGATGGTGGGGTGAAGAAGATGACGATTAATGAAGTTCCTTGGACAGATGTATTAATCGATACTAGAGATTACACTGTATTTAAAGATGGTTATCCGGTAACAGAAGGCCATGTTCTTTTTGTTCCTAAAGTAGCTGATTGGGATCACTTAGAAAAATGTTATAAAGCAGCATATGGTTGGGGTTATGATTGGGTAGAGAAAGGTTATTGCGATGCATATAACATTGGACAGAACATTGGAGAAGAAGCAGGTCAAACTGTAGACTATCCACATGTGCATCTAATCCCTAGACGCAAGGGTGATATGAAAGATCCTCGAGGAGGAGTGCGTCATGTAATACCAGAGAAAGGAAATTATCACAATGGCATTTGAATGGAATAGAATACATAAATGGGAAGAGAATATTGAGCGTGATGTTACTGATGCAGTTGAACAACAAATTATGGAACATTATGGTGTAGACGATATTACTACATTAACCGAAGACCAAATGAATGAAGTAATGGCGTTTAGAGAAGAACTTAACGAATATAGTGTTATGCAATGGGGATTCTCTAACATTTACTCACAATGGGAAATGGAGAATATGTAATGGCGTGTCCATGTGGAAGATCACCAACTGGAAAATGTATAGGTTGGCATAAACTAGAAGAAGGCGAGTATAGAGAAAAACTTGCCGAGTATGAAAAAGAACAATTAGAAAAAGCATTAAAGGAGAAAAAAAATGCGTGATAAATTATTAGAAGCCTTTGTGTCACATGCAACAGGACACATAAACAAGCATGTAGCTAACGTTGAAGTCTACCTGCATAATCCAGCAGGCATCGGTGAACACAGTGATATTATTGAAGCAATTGAAATTGAAATGAAACAGATTGCTGAATATGATGATATGCTAGAAATGGCAAAAAAATACTTTAATGCTTGACATTTGCCTAAATATAGTGTATATTAAACATAATAGACATCCTCGTCTATAACTCGGAGATTAAAATTGAGCAAAGCAAAACAAATTAGACAAAAATTAGAAGATGCTGGCATTCGCTATTGGGCGGGTGACAACATTTCACAGGTTATTACTAAAACTGATAAAGAAGAATTAATTAACGAAGCAACTAGGGCATTTGAAGGTGTACTAGATGCATTGTTAATTGATCGGTTTAATGATCCTAACAGCCAAGGTACAGCAAGACGTCTTGCTAAAATGTACTTTAATGAAATTATGGCAGGACGTTACGATAAAAAGCCTAGTGCAACATCATTTCCAAATGATAGCGAAGAACGCTATGAAGGTATGCTAGTAGTCCGTTCAGAACTAAAGAGCATGTGTTCACATCATCATCAACCAGTAGTAGGCACTGCATACATTGGTATTATTGCTGCAAATAAACTGATTGGTTTAAGCAAATACACACGTATTGCACAGTGGTGTGCTAGACGTGGTACACTGCAAGAGGAACTTGCTAATGAAATTGCAAAACAAATACAATTGGCTACTGGTGCAAAACACTTAGGTGTTTATATTCAAGCAACACACGGTTGTTGTGAAAATAGAGGCATTATGGCACATAGTTCACTTACACAAACTACAGTGCTAAAAGGTGCGTTTAATAACGACCCAGGTACTAAGAAAGAGTTCTTTGACAACATCAAACTTCAACAGGAGTTTAGTTGCTAATGTTAGATTATATTGCAGCCAGAATGGCACAAGTATTCATAGTAGTATTATTTGCTATGGGTATGATTAGTTTAGGTATTGATCTTTACACAGGGAGGTTACCTCTATGAAATTAAGGTATTCAGAAGCATTCTATAGTGTGCAGGGTGAAGGCAAGTTTGTAGGAGTACCTAGCGTATTTCTACGCACCTTTGGTTGTAACTTCCGTTGCATGAACTTTGGCACAGGTGAAACAAAAGATCGTTGGACATTACACAAAGAAGGTAAAAGATACAATGACGAAGTTAAAGCACTAATTGATAACGGTGTACACGAAACAACAGAAAAATTTGAAGACTTGCCTATCATACACACAGGTTGTGATACTTATGCAAGTATCTATCCAGAATTCAAACACTTCAATAAACTTGCAGAAGTAGATGAGGTAGTTGAACATTTACTTTCACTTACTCCAGAAGGTAAGTGGACAATGGATAATGGTCAAGACATTCATTTGATCATGACTGGCGGAGAGCCTTTGTTAGCGTGGCAAAAGCTCTACATTGATTTGTTTGAACATCCACGTATGCAGGACCTAAAAAATGTTACATTTGAAACAAACACTACACAAAAGTTACACGAAGATTTCTTCAACTATCTCAACAATCAGGACAGATTTACAGTCACTTGGAGTTGTTCCCCAAAACTTAGCGTTTCAGGAGAACCTTGGGAAACTGCTATACTCCCTGATGTTGCTCGTGAGTATAGCAATATTCTCGGCAGTGACATTTATCTTAAGTTTGTTGTCGCTACTCAAGATGACTTTGAAGAAGTTACAAGAGCTGTCGAAGAGTATCGTAGCGCCGGGGTCGAGTGTCCAGTATATCTTATGCCGTTGGGCGGACGTTCGGAAGAGTATAATCTCAATGTTAAAGAAGTCGCCGAAGCATGTATGGAGCGAGGTTGGCGCTTCACACCAAGACTCCACATATCATTATTCGGAAATGCCTGGGGAACCTAAGCCACGTATGCCTGAAACATATTATAAAAGCGAAGCGCATAAAAAGGCAATGACTGCTCCGTTGGATTTAGACAAAATTAGAGAGAGTGGATTATAATGAAAAAATTTATTAACAAACTGTTTGGTCAAGAAATAAAGAAGGACGAGACAGAAATTACAAAAGAGCAAGCTCGTAGAGATGCTCTTGAAGCAGAAAAAGAAGCGGCCACTAAAGCAGGTGAGCCTTGGGTTGCTGTACTAGATACTCAAGTTAATCCTGAAAATATTAGAAACGGTTTCTTTGAACTAGACTGGAATAATGAATTTATTGAGCAATTATTGGATGCAGGATATTCAGGCGAAACAAATGAAGAAATTGTAGATGCTTGGTTTAGGACGATTGTTAGTCAAATGTTAGATGATGAAGGACAAAGTACTGATCGTGGCATGGGACATATTAATGTTGTTCCTATTGATAAAAGTAAGTCTGAAGTGTCTTAATGGTTGACAAATTTATACATAGACCTTATAATAATAGTATAAACTGTAAAAGGCACTAAAATGGCAACTTATATACTTGTAGACACTGCTAACACATTCTTTAGAGCTAGACATGTTGTACGAGGTGATATTGATACAAAAGTGGGTATGGCACTACATATTACATTAAACAGTATTAAGAAGGCCTGGCAGGACTTTGATGCAGATCATATTGTTTTTTGTTTAGAAGGACGTTCATGGCGTAAAGATTATTACGAGCCATACAAGCGTAATAGGCAAGAAACACGTGATGCAATGACTCCTACACAAGCAGAAGAAGATAAAGTGTTTTGGGAAATCTTTGACGAGTTCAAAGACTTTGTAGATACTAAGACTAATTGTACAGTTATGCGTCATCAGCAACTAGAAGCAGATGATCTTATCGCAGGCTGGGTACAAGCACATCCTAATGACAATCATGTTATTATTAGTACAGACGGTGACTTTGCACAACTTATTGCACCTAATGTAAAGCAGTACAATGGGATACAAAATGTAACTATTACACACGAAGGTTATTTTGATGACAAAGGTAACGAAGTAATTGACAAAAAAACAGGACAACCTAAACCTGCTCCTAATCCTGAATGGCAATTATTTGAGAAATGTATGCGTGGTGATACAAGTGATAATGTATTCAGTGCTTATCCAGGTGTACGCAAAAAAGGCACTAAGAACAAAGTAGGGTTAATGGAAGCATTTGCAGATAAGAATACTAAAGGTTACAACTGGAATAATATGATGTTACAACGCTGGGTAGATCATGAAGGTGTAGAACACCGTGTACTAGATGATTATAATAGGAATGTAGTATTATGCGATTTAACTGCACAACCCGGTGACATTAGATCAATTATTAACGATGTTATAGAAGACGCTATAGACCAGCCTAAGCAGATCACACAAGTTGGTCTCAGACTATTAAAGTTTTGTGCTAAATGGGATATGCAAAGAATCTCAGATCAAGTGCAACATTATGCAGAACCATTACAGGCGAGGTATCCACAATGACAATAAATGCAAAAGAAATCTTAGATAATAGATTTTGGATTGTAGAAGAAAACGGTGTTAAACTAGGAACTATAAGTTTAAGTGACACAAGATTTATGTTTACTGATAATTTAGGTACCAGATTTTTTGAAAACGAAAAACAATTAAAGAAAACCTTTGGAAAAGATTTCTATTGGGAAAAATTAGAAATTAAGGAAACTGTACAAGAAAAAGTAGTACACGGATTTCCTACTAGTACTACACCATATAATGCGCTTTACGATGTAAAGCAAAAATTACCATTGTTTACAAAAAGTGATAAATCCAAAAGTTTATATTGTGCAGGTTATTATATTATCAAATTTGATAAAGGATGGGTTAAGAGCTTTTGTCCTAAACTAATTACTATTGAACGTTATGAATATAAAGGTCCATTTCACACAGAATTAGAAATGAGACAGGAGTTATCTATTGCCAACACAAAATGAACCGCTTAATACATTTCCTATACAACAGTTTATCAACAAGGTTAAATCTGCAGACCATAGTAAATCAAAACAGGTTATGTTAGATATATCCGAGGCGAAGGCATTAGCTTTTGCTTTAGGTGCCACTATGGCAAGACTAGAAGGCGATCTAGAAAAACTTGTTGCAGAAAGTAAATCTACTGACAATGAAATTATACAAGTTAATGTAGATGCTGGCTCAAAATGGTAATTAACTGAGTAGATAATTTAAAAAAAGAGATAAATATATACGTACTTTATAAAAAAGGATTACGTATATGAGTAGACCCAAACCTAATGTATTATTAGAATACATTAATAAGAAAACCTATAAGAGCGAACAAGTTCTAGATGCAGAAGCAATTTGGGCAGTCTTCTACAAAGGTAACCCGTTTAATTTGAAAAGCGCAAACGCTTTGACGAATTATCCAGGACCTAAATACAAAAAAGTATCTTTTTCAAATCCAGGACATGCTATAAATCTAGCAAAAAAACTTAACGATATGTTTAATTGTAATGATTTCGAAGTATATAAACTCACTAATGGTGAAGTTGTAGAAAATGAATAATCATGAACTGGAAAGAAACCTACACTAAAATTTTTCTTAAACAAGCAGGTAAAGCAGTTACAGAAGCAACTATGACAGAGTATATGCCTATATGGTGGCAGAATACTAGATCAAAAAATACAGGCGGTTTAAGATTAACTGATGCAGGTTTTGAATTTATTACAGAAACATTAGATCTTCAAACATATGAGGTTCCTTTTCCAAGAGACTTTGAAATGACTACTAATGTTTTGATTTGGTTGGATAACTTCATTGATTGTCCGTATTATCTTTGGAAAAAAGGATTAACAGTAACCAACGAAAAAAAGGCACTCGAACTACATCTTTTTTCGGGAGATGTAAAAAAATACGGAATAATGAAAGCATTAAAGCGACAAGAAAAAAATTAACTTTTGGCAAAAATCTTCTTGACTTTTTCTACACAGGTGCTATACTGTATATATAGTTAGAAATTGGCACTGACTTCAAACAAGAGGATACAAAATGGAAAATTTAGCAATTCGTACAGTAAGTCCAAACGGAGCAAAGAAAAGCATTGTTCGTGCATTTAAAAAGAAACGTCCGATCTTTTTGTGGGGACCTCCAGGTATTGGCAAATCAGATATTATTCACCAGATTGGTGCTTCAATTGAAGCTCATGTAATTGATATTAGATTATCACTTTGGGAGCCTACAGATATTAAAGGTATTCCATATTATGCTGCAAATGACAATGCGATGATGTGGGCACCGCCACAAGAATTGCCAACTCAAGAGTTTGCTAAAAAACATAAATTTATTGTATTGTTCTTAGACGAAATGAATTCTGCGGCACCAGCAGTACAGGCCGCGGCATACCAGTTGATTCTCAACCGTAAGGTAGGACAATACCAACTGCCCGACAACGTGCTAATTGTAGCGGCTGGCAACAGAGACGCTGATAAAGGTGTTACATATCGTATGCCG